GAGTTGCCGGGCCTGGTCAAACGCCGCCGCGATGAAATGGCCCTTTACATGAGCAACTGACATGCCACTCGTCCCTATCAAACTTCCTCCAGGCGTTTACCGAAACGGCACCGAGTATCAAGCGGCGGGCCGATGGTATGACGCCAACCTTGTTAGATGGTTCGAGGGAACGCTTCGCCCAATGGGCGGTTGGCTTCAGTGGTCAAGCGCAACCGTCAGTGGTGTTCCTCGCGGCATGTTTGCTTGGCGGGACAACTCAACCAATGTATGGCTTGCCGTTGGGTCAGCGTCAAAACTTTACGCTTACCAAGGTGATGGTGACCAAGCCGACATTACGCCAACAAGTTTCAGCGCAGGGCGCACTGACGCAACGGGTGGAACGGGTTATGGTAACGGTGATTATGGCGAACAAGCCTGGGGCACAGCACGCTTAAACCTTGCATCAACAGGTATCCTGCCAGCCACAACATGGTCGATGGATAACTGGGGTCAGTATCTTGTGGCGTGCTCGGATTACGATGGCAAGTTGTATGAGTGGCAACTTGACTTTACAACGCCAACCAAAGCTGTTGCTATCACAAACGCGCCAACGAGTTGCAAGGGTTTGATTGTCTCTGAAGAGCGTTTTTTGTTTGCTCTTGGCGCTGGCGGCGATCCGCGAAAAGTGCAATGGTCTGACCAGGAAGATAATACGGTTTGGACGCCAGCAGCCAATAATCAGGCGGGTGACTTTACGCTTTCAACGCCTGGTTCCATCATTTGCGCCCGCCGCGTGCGCGGTGGCGTCTTGATCCTTACCGATGTTGATGCTCACTTTGCACAGTATCAAGGACCGCCATACGTCTATGGATTTGAGCGCGTTGGAACGGGTTGCGGTGCCGTGAGCGCAATCGGCATCGCGGCAGCAGATACCTTTGCCGCTTGGATGGGTCAATCAGGCTTTTGGATTTTTGACGGTTACACCAAACCATTGCCAAGCGATGTCTCTGACTATGTGTTTAACAACATCAATCGCGGCCAAATCTCTAAAGTTGCTGCGGTACACAATAGTAAATTCTCTGAAATCTGGTGGTTCTATCCATCATCCGCCAATACCGAAAATGACTCTTACGTCATTTGGAATTACCGCGAAAACCATTGGACGATTGGCTCGCTTGTTCGTACGTCGGGAACGGGCCAAGGTGTGTTTAGCGTTCCATTGATGGCGGCATCCGATGGAAAGGTTTACCAACACGAAACCGGTTGGACATACACCGGATCGACCACACCTTACGCCGAAAGCGGTCCTTATCAGATTGGTATGGGTGACAATTTGCTTGTAGCGGACGAGTTGATCCCCGATGAGTCAACGCTTGGCGATGTAACGGCTACGTTCAAAACGCGACTCTATCCAACGGGCAGCGAAACAACGTATGGCCCTTACTCACTTGCTAACCCAACATCGATTCGTTTACAAGGTAGGCAGATAAAGGTTCGCGTAACGAGTGACAACAATACAGATTGGCGGGTAGGCATCTTTCGTTTCAACGCCAAAGCGGGTAGCAAGCGATGAAACTTCCGCGCCCGACGCCCGATTACGATCAAGTGGCTGAGTTGACGCTGCGTCGTGCGCTTGAGTTGGCTGACGCGTTGAACCGTAAGAAGAACGCTGACATTGAACTTGGGCAAGATGAAAAACTTGTCATTCGTTCGCCCAATGGAACGCGTTACTACCTAACCGTTTCCAATGTTGGCGCGTTGAGCGCCACAACGATGTGAGGGAATTATGGCAACGACAACAAACGTGCAAAAACCAAAAACAACGCGTGAATTGCTTAACGAAGCGCAGAGCGTTGCCGCACAAAACTATCGTGAAGGAAAAGTCAATACCCCATTTGGGTATATTTTTGCTCGTGACGCAGCGTTTATTTACAGTGAGTTAGACAAACTTGGTGTTACTGACCCTTCCAAATTACAAGCCAAAGTTGTAGGCACAGGCGATAACGAAAAGGTTCAATACATCAACGGCACAACTGGAAAGGTTATCCAGGAAAAATCAACGAGCCAAGGCGGATCGTTAGACCTTGGCGGCAATCGTGATGTCAATGGTTACGATTTATTCATGACGCCAAATGCAAGTGGAGGACTTACGCTTGCAAGTACGCCGCCACCAAAGTCAAGTTGGGTTAAATTTCGAGACAATGTTTTGAAGCCTGCCGCTGTAGTTGCTGGCGCTTACTTTGGTGCGCCTTATTTGCTTGAAGCGCTTGGCTTAAGTGGTGCTGGAGCCGGCGCTGTTGGGGCAGATTTGGCGGCTAGCGCTGTGGCCGGTGTTGAAGGCGTAGCATCGCAAGCAGGATTAACGGCTTACAACAGTGCAATTGCAAGCGGTCTATCAATGGCAGACGCAGCAGTTTTTGCCGATAAAGCCGTTAGTTCAACAGCAGCATTGCTTGAAGCCGGCTTTACTGAGGCTGAAGCCTTAAAAACAAGCCTCGATAACCTTGGCGTTAAATCCACATTCAATGTGGGCAACACCGGATTGCTTCAAGACGCAGCAAACGTTGTTTCTGGTTTACCAACATCAGCACTCGTCACTGGAGGACTGCTTGCCGCCAACGCAGCAAGCAATGCGCTTGCGCCAAGACAAACGACAGATGCGGCTGGCAACGTGACATACAACATGCCGCAGCCGTTGCTTTTTCAATCACGTCAATACACGCCGGCAACGGGCAATCTTTATCGCTATGGCTTTGGCCCTGAGCAAGCTATGTTTAAGGGTGTTGGCGATACATCACAAATTGGACGCCAAAGCGTTACGGCTGGCGGAGTAACACCAGCAGATCAGTTGACTCAGCAAAAACTAACGCCAGCCGTTATAGCAACACCGCCGCCAGCCGTGTCGCCAACCGCGCCAGTTGGATTGGCGCAATCTGGTTTAACGCCAACCGGATTGCTTGGCGTGAATACAGGTGGACAAGTAACGCCAATCGTTCAGCCGGTTGATCAAGGAACAATTGGATTGCTCAATCAGGGTGTTCAGGTTGACATTAACCCTAATCGCGGCGTAACTGATGCCGAGGCTCGCCAGATATTTAAGGCTATTTTTGGTGCTGAACCCACTGAGGGGCAGTTTGCCAACTTTAGCAACAATCGAGACATGTTTAAGAATCCAAACGAGCTTGGCGTGTACTTGATTCAAGAGCGCGAAAGGCTTGGATTAACGCCAGTTAAGCAAGAGCAACAAGTCACAACAACTGCGCCGGCAACAAGCGGTGCAGGAACATCCGTGACGCCTATCCAAACAAGTGTTGGCGGATCACCAACGATTGTAAACGCACCCTTAAGCATGGGTGGATTGCTTGATACTTTCAGTGCTGCGCCGCCTGTTGCAACTTACATTAGCCCAGAAAGTGCTTCTCAGATATTCCAAAACGTGTTTGGATTTGCCCCTAACCAACAGCAGATCACGAATTTCAACACGGGCAATATGTTTACAACACCAGCGGAATTTCAGGGTTATCTGCTTGGAGAGGCCCAACGGTTGAATATCCCAACACTACTTTCATGAACTTAAGAGACATTCCGCACTGGGATCGATGCCGCCAATACGTTGAGGCCGCATTGCGCTATACAGGCGGAACGCATACCATTGAGGACATCGAAGAAGCGATTGCCGCCAAAGCCATGCAGTTTTGGCCTGGTCAGCAGTCAGCGGTCATCACAGAAATCCACGTCTACCCGCAAAAGAAGGCACTTCACTATTTCTTGGCTGGCGGGAACATGGAAGAACTCTCAAGAATGCGTCCTTTCATTGAGCAATGGGCGCGTCAAATCCAATGTACACACATTACTTTGGCGGGAAGGCGTGGTTGGTTGCGTACGTTTCTTGCCGATGAGGGTTATAAAGAGCAATGGACAGTTATGTCCAAGGAGTTGAAATCATGAGTAAAGGCGGATCAAGCAGCACAGGCACCACCACCACGCGCATCGAGGCCGATCCGCAACTAAAAGAGTTGGCGCTTCGCAACTATGAGTTTGCGCAAAACATTGCAACGCAACCTTATACAACTTATGGCGGACCGAGAATTGCCGAGTTCACGCCAACGCAACAATTGGCACTTACCAATCTTGCGCAAGCTGGTTTGCAAGGACCAGGTGTTAGCGCCGTTGATGCAGCGCGTGACATTGCCCAATACCAAACACAACCTTTAGCGCAAGCCATGACGCAGTTTTATAACCCGTTTCAAAAACAGGTTATTGACACTGCCATGCAAAACATCGAAACGCAGCGACAACTTCAGCAGCAACAAAACGCTGCCAATGCCATCCGCGCACGCGCCTTCGGCGGCTCGCGCCAGGGCATCGTTGAAGGATTGACGAATCAGGCTGCACTCATGGCCGCAGGCCAAACCGCAGGGCAATTAGCAAGCCAAGGATTTACGCAAGCCGGACAACTTGGTGCGCAAGATATTCAAAGCCGTTTGGCGCAAGCAGGACAGTTGGCGAGTCTTGGTGCGGCGCAACAAGCTATCCGCCAACAACAAGCGCAACAGGCTTTAAGTGCTGGCGGCACACAACAAGCGATGAACCAAGCCAACTTAGATTTGGCGTACCAAGATTTCCTGCGCCAACAAGGTTATCCGCTGCAACAACTTGGCATTTTGCAATCAGCGTTATCGGGCATTCCTGCAAGCCAAACGCAAAGTCAGATTTCCCCCATCTATCGCAATGTTGGCTCATCCATTCTTGGCGGTGCATTGGCCGGCAATACACTTGGGCCTTCGCTTGGATTAGGCGCTGGAGGTGGTGCTTTGTTTGGCGGATTGCTTGGACTGCTGTAAGGAAAAATCATGGCAACTTCATTCGGTTTACTTTTTGGCGGTGGCGAAGAAGAAGATGCACTTGCCAAGCTACTTCGTGCGCAAGCCCCCGGTTTAGCGGCGCAGTCTGAGCGCCAGGCGGCACTGCAAGCCGCAGCCGCGTTACTGCAAGCCGGTGGTCCGTCAAGGGCGCCTGTAAGCCTGGGGCAGGCGCTCGGTGGGGCACTACAAGCCGGGCAGCAAGGTTATCAAGCTGCGCAGCAACAAGGGTTGCAGCGGGTTATGTTGAGTCAACAACTTAACGAGCAACAGCGTAAGTTACTTGAGCAACAGCAATTGTCGCAGCGTATGGCCGGGTTACGCCAACGCTTGCAGGGTTTGCCAACCGAAGTAACGCCAGCCATGGCACTTGCTGGTGGAGGCGGACCAACGCAACAGGCTGCGCAAATGGTTGGTCAACCTATACCTGAAGATACCCGCCAACAAATGAGGGCTGATTTGTTGCGAAGCGTGGCTTCAGAATTGGCGCTTGAACCTGGTGGAGCGGCACAAGCCAAGGCTTTGACGGAACTTGCTCAAAACATCAGCGAAGTGCAAAAGCCGACAGTGCTTTCTCCAGGATCAAGAGCGGTTAGCGCAACAGGAAGATTGATTGCTGAGGCGCCGTTTAAGCCAGAAGAAAAAAAGCAATTGAGTTTTGAGCAACGCGTTTTAGAAGACCCGGCTTTTGCTAATAGTCCTGCTGGTTTGGCATGGTTAAACATAAAGAAACAAATTGCAGCCGAAGGAAGGCCAAGCATCACAGTACAAACCGGCGAAACGTTTGCCAAGGAAATAGCAAAGGGTGCAGCTGGTCAGGCTCAATTACAAGTTGAACAAGGGCAGTCATCAGCAAGTCAAATTGAAAACAGCAACCGCGTTAGAGCGTTGCTTGATCAGGGCGTGATCACTGGCTTTGGTGCCGAAGGAAGGCTTAAGTTGGGCCAGGCAGCACAAGCGTTAGGATTTAATCAAAACGATCAAAGAATTGCCAACACAGCAACATTGATTCCTCAACTTGCGCAACGCACATTGAACAACGCATCGAAGATGAAAGGCGTGCTGTCTGATTCGGATATCTTGTTGCTCACAAAAGTATCGAACGCCGATATTTCAGTTGGCGAGGCATCGTTGCGTCAAGCACTAGACATATCTGATCGCGTTGATCGTGAATTAATCAAGCGCGGACGCAATGCGGCTCAGACGATCCTTGCAACGCCTGGTATGCAGCAATTTGCACCGTTGTATCAAATCAATGAGCCAAAGCCGTACTCTAAGCAAGTCACAGTGCAAGGCAAATCAATGACCGCCACAAAAGGCACGGATGACAATTACTATGTAACTGTTGGCGGCAAGCGTTACCGCGTAGAGGAATAAATCATGGCTGAAGCCCGACTCATACCCGTTGAGGATGATGAAGAAAAGCGCGAAGTGCGTTTGATACCCGTTGAAACGCCGCGCATAGAACGTCCGCCATCACCAACCATTGGCGAGCGAACGATTCGAGGATTTCTTGATGTTGGGCAGGGTATTAAGCAGTTGTATTTAATGGCAACTGATCCTGAAGAAGCTGCCAAGTACACTCAAAAAGTCAATAGAGATTTGGCGTTGTATGAGGCCGCAATTGGCACTGCGCAGCCGCCTAGCATTTATGGCGAGCGCGGTATGCGTACCGATGCAGGACCAGCGGCAGACATTCCGCGCATGGTTGGCAATGTCATGGCAACTGCGCCGGCCATGCTCATACCCGGTGGCCGCGAGTTGACGCTTGGAGGCATAACGGCGCGGACACTTCAAGGCGCCTTGCCAGCCGCAGCGATGTACAGCGAAGCGGGAACGCCGGAATCTAAACTTGCGCAAGCGGCAACAGGCGCCGTTGCCGGTGTGGTGGCGCCTGAAGTAGTAAAAGGCGCAACGCGTCTTGCGTTAGGCACAAAAGATGTGGTTGGCGGCATGGCCCGCCAGGCAGTAACGATGCCGCCAGCACAAGTGCGTGTTGAGATCAACAATTACATCAAATCGCTCGATCCACAGGCTGACATTTCGCAACTTACGGCAACCGCGCAAGCACGATTGGCTGAGGGTGCAAAGCAACAGTTACGCGCTACAGGAAATCTTGATCCGGCATCGTTGATGCGCCGTGAAGATTTTGAAAAACTAGGTATGCCATACACAGCAGGGCAAGTTACGCGTGATCCAAGGCAATTTGCTATGGAGCGCAACTTAGCCGCCATTGAGCAATCAGGCCAACCATTGCTTGACATTTTTACGCAGCAACCGCGTCTGTTTCGCGAACGGCTTGAGGCAATACGCGGCCAGGCGCAACCGACGCCATTGGCAACGGGTGAAGCTGTAACAGGCGCAATTGGTCAGCGCGTTGATCGTAGCGGCATTTTTGGCGCGTTAGGTGCTGACATTGACGCGGCTTACAACGCAGCGCGTGGATTGCCAGGCGCAAAGGATCAAATACCTTTTGGCGATTTTCGCCAACGTATTCAAGCAACGCTTGATGACTTTGAAGATGTTATCCCTGCGCCCGTTAAAAAGAGAATTGATCAGTTTGCTATTGGCGGTGATGCTGGACGCCCATTTAGTATTGAAGAAGCGATCAAGTTTCGTCAGTTACTTACGCAACGAGCTGGCGAAAACCCTGGTTCCGCCAAAGCAATGGGTGACATTAAACGCCAACTCGATGTTTATTTGGCTGAAGCCACGCAAGGATTGGAAGCAAACGAAGCGGTGCAAAAGTTCCGCGAAGGCATCAATCTGTCAGCCGCCAGAGCAAGGGAATTTGAACCATTCAAACCAATCGTTGCCGGTCAGGCCAATCAAGATCAGTTTTTTCAGCGATTCATCATTGGCGGGCAAACCAAAGACGTGATTGCGCTACGCGATACGCTTACTAAGCCACGCGGTGAAAAGATTGATCAAGCAGTGCTCGATCAAGCCAAGGCGGCATGGGATGACGTTAGGGCGCAAACAGTTCAATGGCTTATTGACAGTGCCGTTGGTACGTCAGGTGCGTTTAGCCAGGCAGGATTTAACGCCGCATTAAAACGCATTCAACCGAAACTTGAAGTACTTTTTAACAAAGAAGAGGTTGACCAGTTAAAGCGTATCGGTCGAGCATCAACCGCAGCGTTTGGCGAGCCAGCAACAGGCGGCGTGCCACTTATCAATCGATCAGGCACAGCGCCAACGCTCATGAATATTGTGACGCGTGGTGTTGGTGGCAATGTGCCGCTAGTTGGACCTATGGCGCAAAACATTTCGCAGCGTATGCAAACCGCCGCCAATGTGGAAGCGACACAAGCTGCGGCGCAAGGCGGCGTTGTATCGCCTGCCGCTGCGCTTGAGCGCGAGAGGCAACGCAGGATGCTTGCGCAACGCATGGCCGGTCCGTTTCAGGTTGGCCCGTTCCAAGTTGCGCCATTCCCTGTAATGGGAGGGCTTCTCACCGAGGGATATCGAAGGTAAACTACCCTCTGGACTCCTCCTGTGTCATTCTCCCCCTGAGAGTGTTTGCCGCCTACCGATGGCGGCTTTT